TGTAACTCTTCTTCATCCATTCGCAAAACTGCCCTCTCACCCATTTTATAAGCAAAAGCAACCTCTAGGGCGTAATTGTCAATACAGCAGGCAAGGTTGTTAGTCTCTTTCGCAATGCACAACCTTTCAAGCACGAGCTGTGGTTTCTTGTAGATCCCATCTGAGCACAAATTCCATCCACAAAAGGTTGGTTTCTGTGTGAATGATACTTTTGCTTTTAGCTTAAGTAAGCCAAGAAATTTTTCCTGATCAAGCCGGTGGCGGAGTCGGGCATTGGCACACATGTCATCACCTGCAAAACAGATTCGCTCATGGCCCTTAATCTCATACCTCAAGAAGGTGAAAAGCATATTTGCCATGGTGTTAAATAAGAAGGTACTAGCCTCTCCAGAGAATCTCATTATAGCAAAATTACCAAGTTTTGACCCTAGGTGTATCTTGATGAACTTGTAATCCTCAATAAGGTCCCGTGGCAATCCAAGGTATTTCATTACATGCAGCTCAAAGGCAAGTATATACTGGTCCTGACTTGCATCAAAAGCTTCATAGTCTGATTCTGTACAGACTCCTTCAAAATGCCCACGAGTCACCCATGCATCCAACTCTTCTAAGCCCTTGCCACTATGTATGTAAAACTTCTCTGGAAGCACTTCGGCGATTTTCCGTTCAATGTAACGAACAAAAGGAGCTAGTCTGCAAAGTACTGCGTGTTGGAAGCACACAATAGCCTGAGCTGCTTTTGCATCCCTAAAGCGATTGTCGAATTTTGTGCAATGCTGGCTCTTCATAAAGACTAGGCCCGTGTCAATTAACCAGTCTCTACAAGAGCGGCCTGCATGGTTGGCGATTGTGGCAGCACTCTTCGAGGTCTTCTTCTCTTCGAAGTCTGCAAGTGAAGCGTCCATAAATGCCTGGTTATGTGCCTTTTTAAGTGGAACATGCTTAAGAAATTCTTGAAGCATGAACTCACTAAAATTGCTAGCATCCATCAATTTCCTAGCTTCAACAGCTGGTTTTGAGAACCGCAATCTTTTCCTTGCACCCATAATAAAAGTGACAGTGTCGCTTCCTTTGTGCTTTGGATATATGGTTTCAAAGCGTTCAGCAGCGTTGGTCAGCTTCTTACCCATATTCTTGCTATGCATGTCGGTAAATTGCTCACTAACGAGATAGCCCATACGTTTTTCGCGATGTTCTTTCAGCCTAATTTTGTCATGCCATAAAGCTCTAACACCCTCAAGATTGCTTCTAGCAACGTGGGTTTTAAAAGGTTCAATTTGCAGAGCTTCATCCACGTCTATTTCATCAGCCACGTCAGCAACCTGCCCAAG